TCAGAGAGACCCTACGGGGTCTCTTTTTTTGTCTAGGTATAAACTCGTAGGCATTTCTTTTTGTAACTTTGTAGCGGTAAATACAGTGTTGATTTGCATACATAATAGTAGGATTGGAGGAAAGGAAATGCAACCAAACCCTCTATATGATGGTGTAAAATAACGGAGGATTTAATGCACAACAGAGTTTCACATAACCAGTTAGCTGGTTGGAGTATGACCGATGACCCATCTTCAAGCGAAAGCAACATAACAAGGATCGACGATTACTTTGACTGTCTGATAGAATGTGCAGACTTACCCAATGCGTGTAGACGCATATGCAAAAACGTATTCGATTAAACCAATGCACTAAAACTTTTATAAGGGGAGGGTCGTAAGACCCTCTTTTTTATGCTATAATAAATACCTATGGAGACCTGTGTTTAACTAATGGATAGTACATTATTCAGTCCTAACAATAAAAACTTTTTATCTCCAGTTGGTTTTAAGTTTGTCATTGGTAGAACCCCTAACGTAGATTACTTTTGTCAATCTGCATCAATACCTCCTGTAGAAATTGGCAGTAAAGAAATTCAAACACCTGTTAAAGACTATGAAATACCAGGTGATAAGATGACCTTTGGTGATCTGAACCTGAGTTTCTTAGTGAATGAAGACTTGGATAATTACTATGAAATCTACAAGTGGTTAAAGGGACTTACAACCCCTAAGCATCAAGAAGAATTTTATCAGTATCTTAATACTGTAAATGAAAAAGGTAGACCTAAGGATTTTGATAAGCAAATGAGTGATGCTCGTTTACTTATCCTTAACAGTAACTACAATGCAATATCAATAGTTAACTTCTTTAATATATTTCCTACTAGTTTAAGTACACTTGAGTTTGATGCATCAGCAACTGACATCAATTACTTCACAGCACAGGTAAATTTCAAGTATACCTTGTACGAGATCACAGATAAAAATAATAAGAAAGTATGAATCTAGAAACTTTGAATGACATGTGGGAGAAAGACTCACAACTAAATGATGAAAAATTAGATCATGATAGTTTAGAGATCCCCAGATTACACGCTAAATACTTAAGACTTTACAACACATTCACTACCCTCAGGGATCAAGGTGAGTTGGATGTAAAGCGAACCTACCGAGATAGGTGGGAGTACTATACAGGTAAATCGGAAAAACCCTTTCACCTTAAACTTCTCAAAACAGATGTACCCATATATCTGGAATCTGATGAAGAATATATGAGATCCGTTCTGAAGCTGAAGTACTATAACCAGATGGTTGAGGCATTAAAAGCGATTATGCAAGCGATTAATAACCGATCATTTTATATTAAGAATGCGATTGAGTTCGCGAAATTTTTGAAAGGTTATGAAATCTAATGTATACATTCAGAAGAAGAACGAAGTTTACCTGACTGTAGAATGTGAACCCCACGTTCAATACGAGTTGGCAGACGAGTTTACCTTCGAGGTTCCTCAAGCGAAGTTCATGTCAGCTTACAAGAAGAGGTATTGGGATGGGAAAATTAAACTATTCTCCCCAGGTACAGGCGAGATTTATGTTGGTCTTCTCCCTTATATTGTTGCGTTTTGCGAGCAAAGGGGGTACGAAGTCATACATCGGGACAACGAATTTTACGGACTTCCATCAGAAGTGGATGAGTTCATTACGCCCGAAGGACTAGGAGACTGGATAAAAACATTAAAGTTACCACATAAAGTTAGAGACTATCAGTACAAAGGTATCTACGAAGCATTACGCAACAAGCGTAAACTATTACTATCACCTACAGGTTCTGGTAAATCACTAATGATCTATGCACTGTCTAGATTCTGGACAGCAAAGAAATTACAAACACTCATAGTAGTTCCAACTACATCACTGGTAGAGCAGATGTACAAGGACTTTGAGGACTATGGTTGGAACGCAAAGGCACATTGTCATAAAGTATATGCAGGTACTGATCCTAGGTCTGACAAGGATGTGATCATTACCACATGGCAGTCAGTATATAAGTTACCTAAAAACTATTTTGAAAGATTTGGTGCTATAATAGGAGATGAAGCACACTTGTTTAAGGCAAAGTCCTTGACAAGCATCATGAATAAACTCTACGACTGTAAATATCGCGTAGGGTTTACAGGTACTTTGGATGGTACACAAACAAACCGCCTTGTTCTCGAAGGTGTATTTGGTACTGTCGATAAGGTTACTAAGACAGAAACCCTTATAAAAGAAGGGCACCTTTCTGAATTTGAAATCAAAGTACTAATACTCAAGCATGATTCTACTACCTTTGATAGTTATCAAGAGGAGATGGACTACCTTGTTGAGCATGAAGGGCGTAATAAGTTCATACGAAACCTAGTTTGCGACCTATCTGGTAACACTCTCGTCCTGTTCAACTACGTTGAACGGCATGGCATGCCCCTTTTTGACATGATAAATAATAAGGTAGGAGAAGACAGATTAGTCTTTTTAGTACACGGTGGGGTCGATACCGAGGACAGAGAAAAGGCAAGAAGGATCGCTGAAACTACACATGACAGTATTATAGTGGCATCCTATGGGACTTTTAGCACTGGGATTAATATTCGGAACTTACATAACGTTGTCTTTGCTTCGCCATCGAAATCGAAGATCAGGAACCTCCAGTCGATCGGTAGGGTCTTAAGGAAAGGAGATCATAAGACTAAGGCAGTCTTATATGACATTGCAGACGACATATCGAAAGGTTCTAAAAAGAACTATACCCTTAATCATCTTATTGAAAGAGTAAAAATATACAATGAAGAGAACTTTAACTACGAGTTTATAGATGTCAGAATCAGATAAAGATAAGAAACCCGAATTCCTCGCGGCTATAAAATTAGTCTCTGGGGAAGAAATACTCTCTATGGTAACACATGTACAGGATGTGAATGGAGATTATTTAATTGTAGAGAACCCCATACAGGTAGAGGAAGTAACTCTACCAAACAAGATAGTTGGTGCAAAGGTTCAACCATGGATGAAGTTTTCCAGAGAAGAAGAATTTATTATACCTAAAGATAAAGTTATAACTATAGTAGAGGTAGATACTGAGGTTCAGATCTTCTACGCTATGTCTCTAAGGAAGTTGGGCGGTGACTTTATTACTGGTCAAGGTCGCCTAAGTACCGTAGAGGAGGCTAGAGTTAACTTAGATAAACTGTTTGGTATATAACCATCCCTTGAACTCGCACACTCGTAGTGTACACACTTTACTACCACTTGTCAAGCCCCCCTTGACTTTCCCCCTAAAACCTTGTAAAATATAGACAAAGAGAAACCGATATGGCCGTTAGAAAAAGGGTACAGAGTGAGCATTATGTAAACAATAAAGAATTTCTAGAAGCACTTGTTGTTTTTAAAGCACAGTGTGCTAGAGCAAAAGAAGCAGGTGAATCCAGACCACCAATTAGTAATTACATTGGTGAGTGTTTTTTAAAGATTGCTACACACCTATCATATAAACCGAATTTTGTCAACTACATGTTCCGTGAGGATATGATATGTGATGGCATAGAGAACTGTGTTCAATACATAGAGAACTTCAATCCAGAGAAGTCTAAGAACCCTTTTGCTTATTTTACTCAGATTATATACTATGCATTCTTGAGAAGAATACAGAAAGAAAAACGTCAGTTAGAGATAAAGAATAAGATTCTAACCAAGTCTGGATACGATCAAGTATTTCATACAGATGACAAAACAGGTCATTCAGACTATAATACTATTAAGGAAAACGTAGAAATAAAAATTAGTAATGCATGACATATCCTGTAACCATCGTAGATGACTTCTTCGATGATCCTGATGAAATTGTTAAGCTCGCAGAAGAATTAAAATGGTATCCACCTGAGACAGGAAACTGGCCAGGTCTAAGAACTAAGCAACTTCATTTAGAAAATGATCGTTTGTTTACCTATATTGGCGAGAAGATCCACCATCTATACCATGATACAATACCTGCATACTGGGAGTTACAAGCTCATTTCCAGAAGATAGAACCATTTGCAGAGGATCAATGGGATAAAAGAAACCAAGGGTGGATACATCAAGACATTGACACATGGTTTGGTGGTATAGTATACTTGTCAAAGAACCCTTGTCCCAACTCAGGTACTTCGGTCTTCACTCCTAAGCATGGATTTTCCCACCAACGTCCAGAAGAAATACAACAGAAGGAAAAACTTTACAAAGAAGGAGTTGTAGATATTGATGAGTACAACGAAGCATGGGATTCCATGAGAGAACAGTACACTGAGACTGTTACCGTTGAGAATATTTACAATAGATTTGTATTGTTCAGTGGTAAAACTCACCATGGAGTTAAAACATTTGGGACTAAACCTAGACTTACTCTTAATTTCTTTGGCATGAATATGACAGGACACCTTCCACCTTTACTACGTACACGATGAAGATAGCAATAATAACTGATCAACACTTTGGTGCAAGGAAGTCCAGTAGAATATTCCATGATTTCTTTAAGAAGTTTTATAGAAATGTATTCTTTCCTACCCTAAAAAAACGTGGCATCAAAACAGTTCTTGACTTAGGAGATACATTTGACAACCGCAGAAACTTAGATATATGGGCAGCACAGTGGGCAACTCATAACTATTTTGATGTACTAAAAGACATGGGTGTTACAGTCCATTCTCTTGTAGGTAACCATACAGCATACTTTAAAGATACTAATTTAGTTAACACATTAGTCAGTGTAGTTGGAGAGTATGATAACGTAGAAATATATTCTAAAGCAACTGAAGTAGAGATAGGAGGACTACCTATTCTATTTGTACCTTGGATAAACTCAGAGAATCATGATGAAACATATGATCTGATAGCAAAGAGTAAGTGTCCAGTAGCGATGGGACACCTAGAACTCAATGGATTTGAAGCACATAGAGGTTACATCATGGATCATGGTGCTGCTACTTCTCCTTATAGAAAGTTTGATAAGGTATTCTCAGGTCACTATCATCAAAGAAGTACGAGAGAGAACATAACATACCTAGGTAATCCCTACCAAATCTATTGGAATGACTATAATTGTAAGCGTGGTTTCCATATATTTGATACTGAAACTCTACAATTGGAGTTTATACCGAACCCTTATGAGATATATTCTAAGATTTACTATAATGAAGATCAGTTAAATAGTAGTAAGTTTAATTATGCTGACTATACTAGTAATTTTATAAAGATTATTGTAGAAAAGAAGACTGATTCTGACAAATTTGAATTCTTTATTAGTCAATTGTATGCTGCAGGTGTACATGAGATTAAAGTTATAGAGGATCCATCGTTTGAACAAGATCTAAATGAAGAAATTGATATTGAAAAGGAAGACACTCTTACAATACTAGAAAAATATGTTGATGACATAGAGTATTCTGACAAACCTGCACTTAAAAGTATATTAAAATCCTTATACGTGGAAGCACTGGAGTTAGTTTGATGTACATTCTTCAATTACAAGGCAAAGAACAAGAGGGTGCTTATGCTGTGCAAGCAGCAAATGGTAAGGTTGTTTACATGTTCCTTGACAAAGACGACGCTTTACGCTATGCTGGACTTCTGGAAGCTGATGACTTCCCAGACATGTCAGTGGTAGAGGTGAATGATCGAGAGATAATTCAAGCTTGCGTTACACACGGTCATGAATATTATGTTGTCACTCCTGACGATATAGTCGTGCCCCCAAGGGATTAATTTTTGTCGAATGATTCTATTTAAAACTGTTCGTTGGAAGAACTTTCTTTCAACTGGTAATGCTTTTAGTGAAATACAGTTAGATGCAAGTCCTGCTACATTGATAGTTGGAGCAAACGGTGCAGGTAAATCTACATTTCTAGATGCTATCTGTTTCGGTCTGTTCAATAAACCTTTTCGTAAAATAACCAAAGCACAATTAGTGAATGCGGTTAACGAGAGGGATCTGCTCGTTGAGATTGAATTTAGTATTGGTTCCCGTGACTATATGATACGACGTGGATTCAAACCTACGTTGTTTGAAATTTATCTTGATGGTCAAATGCTTTCCCAAGAAGCAGCGATTAATGAGCAGCAAAAACATCTGGAGCAAAGTATACTGAGGTTGAATTATAAATCATTTACTCAGGTGGTGGTCTTAGGATCATCTTGCTTCGTTCCATTCATGCAACTCAACCCCCCCAACCGTAGAGAAGTTATTGAGGATCTTTTAGATATTCGTATCTTCTCTACCATGAATACTATATTGAAAGATAGGGTAAAGGGAGTAAAAGAAAATATTAGAGAGTGTGAGTATCAATACGATCTAGCAAAAGAGAAGGTACAACTACAACAAAAATTTATTTCTAGTCTTGAAGAACAATCCTCTGCAAATACAGCCAGACGTAAAGAGGAGATCATAACTCTTGAGGGAGAGATTGATTCTATTATGGTCAATGTATCTGATAACTTAGATATCTCTGCATCATATGAAAAGAGTTTGGAAGCATATGGTGATGTAGAAACAGAACTAAGTGAACTCAAGTTATATGAGTCTAGGTTTAAGGACAAAAGAAAAGCATTTAATAAAGAGTATAAGTTCTTTGAGAACCATGATAGTTGTCCTACCTGTGAACAAGCAATTACTAAAAACCTTAGAAGTGCCAAGAAGGTTGAGATCTCTACACAGTTAAATGAATTAGATATTGCTACAAAGAAACTTAAAACCAATCTTGATTCTATTGTCAAGAAGGTACAGGACAAACAAATTATTATGTCTGATCTCAGAGAGATACAGCAGAAAATCAATTCATATAATAAAGAGATACAATGGAAGAAGAAGGAGATAAAGAAGATAGAGGATAAGATATCTACAGGAGGTACTCTTAATATAAAAGAAGAGAAAAAGAAATTAAAAGATCTAGCTAGCGATGGTTTGAAGGTAGAGGAATCCCTACTTGACGCTAAGAAAGTTCGTAACGATTACGATGTCATTACTAATATGCTCAGGGATACTGGTATCAAGGCAGGTATTATTAAAAAGTATTTGCCTGTTATGAATCAGTTGATCAACAGATACCTTAAGGAATTAGATTTCTATGTATCATTTGATCTTAATGAAAACTTTGAGGAGACTATCAAGTCTAGGTTCAGAGATGAGTTTACTTATGCTTCATTCTCTGAGGGTGAGAAGATGAGGATTGATCTTGCCCTACTATTCACTTGGAGAACTATTGCCAAGATGAAGAACAGTGCCAATACTAATCTACTAATCTTAGATGAGATCTTTGACAGTAGTTTGGACACCTCAGGTACTGATGACTTCCTAAAGATCCTCCATACTGTATCGGATAAGACAAATGTATTTGTCATCTCTCATAAGACAGAATCCCTACAGGATAAATTTGCTTCAACCTTACGTGTTGAAAAGAAACAAAACTTCTCTGTTATTAGTAGAGAAGAATAAATAAAACACTTAGAGAATTAACATGGAAAACACTAATCCTATACCTGGTACAGAAATCAAACTGTCACCTGGTCTCTTACCAGAAGAACCAACAGGTGATATAACTATTAATACTGGTACTGATGGATCTCTTGACTTTGACATTGATCCTGCAGGTTATGTAAACTACCATGACCATGGAGAGATCATTGCTAAGTTAGATGAAGTTAATAAGAAACTTGATCATCTTTTATTACACGCTCACCAAGAGTACACAGTAGTCCCTAGCAAATGGCAAACAACTAAGAAAGATGAAAGTCCCTAACTGGCAACACCATTCTAAAAAAGAAAAGAAGCGACACTTGAAACCACAGGCATTGCGTCAAGCAAGGAAACGTCGTGGACAATTAATAAAGTGTCTACTAAACCGTCCCAAGGGGCGGTTTTCTTATTATACTGTATAGTATACAGCAACCAACATTATGAACCTAGTCAAAGAATCACTCGCTAAACTACTTGCTCAAGAAGATCTTATTGTAGAGCATCGTCAGGTAGACACAGCACAGTTCAATGTTGAGACTAGAGTTCTCACTTTACCAATGTGGCATCACAACAGCAACCTAGTTGTTGACATGCTAATTGCTCACGAGGTAGGTCATGCACTATACACACCTAATCGTTGGGACTTTGTTAAAGATGTTCCTCTTAGTTTTGTAAATGTAACTGAGGACATTCGTATTGAGAAGTTAATGAAGCGTAGATATGAAGGTCTTCCTAAGACATTCTTTGGTGGTTATAATGTTCTTGCAGCAGAAGATTTCTTTAAGGTTGAAGATGTTAATTGGGACAACTTAAACATAGCAGACAAGTTAAACCTACACTACAAGATTGGTAGATTTGTAGATGTTCCTTTTACTGCTGACGAGGTAGTATTCCGTGATGATGCATTAAACTTAGAGACATTCGATGATGCTCTTGATCTTGCTAAGAGAATGCACGCATTTGCTAAAGTAGAATTAGAAAAGAAAAAAGAAGAGAACGCAGAAGCACCACAATCAATTAGTCTTCCAAATCCTCAGACATCAAACACTGAAGATGGTACTGATACTGAGCAGTTCCCTCTAGAAGATTTATCTACAGGTAAGGGTGAAGAAAGTACAGGTCAAGGTGGTTCACCAGAATCAACTGAAGATCCAGAGCAAAGTGTAGGTGGTAGAGAAGCAGGTCGTGGCAACGGTCCTTCTGATATTGAATATTCAGCAGATGATGTTCACACAGCAGATACACTTGATGATGCAATCAAAGATCTTGCTCAAAGATTACCAGGTGATCGTGAGTTTGTTTATGTTGAAGTTCCTAAGTCACTTAATAAAGAAGTATTCATTTCTAATGAAGAAGTTTCAAATCATGTTGCTAACTTCTACAATAGTAAAGTATTAGTTCATCAACAAGGAGAGTTTGCTGATGAGTATGACATGAGAATGTCAAACTACTTCATGGAAGAGATTAGAGAATCAGATAAAGAATATAACACATACAAAAAGCAATCACAAAAAGAAGTTAGTTATCTTGTAAAAGAGTTTGAGTGTAAGAAAGCAGCAGATGGTTATGCTCGTAGAACTGTATCTAAAACTGGTGTTCTTGACACTACTAAGTTACACACATACAAGTACAATGATGACATCTTCAGAAAGATTACTACAATACCTGATGCTAAAAATCATGGATTAATTTTCAACATTGATTGGTCAGGTTCAATGTCTAATTGTATCTACTCTACTGTCAAGCAAGTACTTTCATTAGTATCATTCTGTCGTAAAGTTGGTATTGCTTATGATGTTTATTCTTTCACTGATGCATACTCAGGTGGTACAAACTACGGATACAAAGAGAAACCAGAAAATATTGGTAAAGTTATTGTTCGTAACTTCAACATGGTTAATCTTCTAACTAGCAGATCAAACAATCGTGACCATGAGAAACAGGCAAAGAACTTATTCCGTATTGCAAGAGCATTCTCTACTCGTGGATGTGGTATACCAACAAAAATGAATTTAGGTGGCACTCCATTAGATGAGAGTTTAATTGCAATGAACCAAATTATCCCTGAGTTCAAAACAAGAACTGGATCACAAAAAGTTCACGTTGTATGTCTAACTGATGGCGAGGGTTATGGAACCAGTTATGGTCAAAAACTATCATATGATTATGATGGATCTGAAGTAATTGTTTCTCGTAGAATCAACTCTCTAACACGTCTACGTGACCGTCAGACAGGTCAAACATATGAGTTTGATGATAATGCTTATAATGGATCTAAAACATTTGTAACTATGTTACGTAATCGTTTTCCTGAGTGTTCCTTTATGAACATCCGTCTTTGCAATAGTGGTGATTGGGGTAGGTTCAAGCGTGAGTGCTTAGGTTATGATGATCATGATGGATATGAGAAGGCAGACAAAGAGTGGAGAAAGACAAAATCATTCATCTGTAAGTCTTCTGCATACACAGTTCAGTATGCTCTATCCATCGGTGCACTTGAGAGTGATACTGAGTTTGAAGTTGCAGAAGATGCAACTAAAGCACAGATCAAGAGAGCATTTAGCAAGTCTCTCAATGCTAAGAAGATGAACAAGAAGATCTTATCTTCCTTCATCGAGCAGATTGCTTAGACCAATTAAATTAGTGGCACACTCATAGTACCAAAGTCCTATGAGATGTGTCATTATAATACTATACAAACATTTGATTTCCTTTTTATTATGCCTTTCGAGAGAAAACTATCCGTCAACTTCATAGACGAATTACGTGACCAGTTCGGTAACCACATCGACGCATCTCACGTTAAGAAATTTGCAACAGCACAAGGTTGTGCATACCCTACAGTTGCACGTAAATTAAAAGCTTTCCAAGTGAAGAAAGGTACATGGAACCTTACTATCGAAGAAGGCAGAGAGATTCTAGAGAAGGCAATTGCTTCTCCTACTGTTCTACCTACTGTAGAGCAAAACCTTATTCCACAAGTTGACCAGACTTTCGTTAAGTTTGGAAACTTTCCAGATGTCAAAAAGATTATTGCATCTAAGATTTTTTATCCTGCATTTATCACAGGTCTATCAGGCAATGGTAAGACATTCTCTGTAGAACAGGCATGTGCACAAACAAATAGAGAACTCATCAGAGTAAACATCTCTATCGAGACAGACGAAGATGACCTTATCGGTGGTTTCAGACTTGTTGATGGCAACACAGTATGGCACAACGGTCCTGTAGTAGAAGCACTCCAAAGAGGTGCAGTTCTATTGCTTGATGAGATTGACCTAGCATCTAACAAGATTTTATGTCTACAATCTATACTTGAAGGCAAAGGTGTCTTCCTTAAGAAGATCGGTAAGTACATCAAACCTGCTAAAGGATTTACTGTTATCGCTACTGCTAACACTAAGGGTAAAGGTTCTGACGATGGTAGGTTCGTAGGTACTAACGTTCTTAACGAAGCATTCCTAGAGAGATTCCCTGTTACTTTTGAACAGGCATATCCAACACCTGCTACAGAGCAGAAGATGCTTGACCTCCTATCTGAGGACAAAGAGTTCAACAAGAGACTTGTTGATTGGGCAGACATCATTCGTAGAACATTCTATGATGGTGGTGTAGATGAGATCATCTCTACTCGTAGACTTGTTCACATAGTCAAGGCATTCCAAATCTTTGGTAATCGTGCTAAGGCAATCACTACATGTATCTCTCGTTTTGACGAGGAAACAAAGCAAGCGTTTCAAGAACTTTACGATAAGGTTGACGCTGATGTTGACTTTGAGGTATAATGTGGTATGATTAACGCATGGAGTTTAGCGGGTTCTGTCATGGATGGAACCCTTGATGAGGATTATCCTATTATGTCAAAGTGTAAGTACGAAGAAGATCAAACACTAGAACTGGCAAAGAAGTACATTGAAAGTACATACTCTGCTCACTATACTAGTGAAGGATCAAACATCCAAACACTTGATCTCATCGAATCAATTGGAGACGCAGAAGCTTTCTGTAGATCTAATGCAATTAAGTATCTAAGCAGATACAACAAAAAAGGTCGTCCACAGGATGACATTCTAAAGGCGGTGCACTACTGTGTACTATTATATTATTTTAGTAAATGAAACTATCCAAAAGTACTCTTGATATCCTCAAGAATTTTTCTAACATCAATCAATCAATTTGTTTTAAGGAGGGTACAGAGTTATCAACTCTATCAATTCAGAAAAACATTCTGTCTCGTGCAGTAGTAGAAGAACAGTTTCCAAAAAGTTTTGCTATCTATGATTTAAGTGAGTTCTTATCTGGACTTACTTTATTTGATGATCCTGAGTTTAGTTTTGATAATGACAACTATGTTATTATTAAAGACAAAAAGAATTCCTCAAGGTATTTCTTTGCTGATCCATCAACTATTGTTACTCCTCCTGAGAATCGAGTAGAACTTCCTAGTAAGGATGTGTGCTTTACAGTAGCATGGAGTGATATCTCAAATGTTATTAAGGCAGCATCAATCTATCAGATTGAAGATCTAGCAGTTGTTGGTGATGGTTCTACTATTAAACTTGTTGTTCGTGACAAGAAGAATGATACCTCTAACAGTTATGCTGTTGAGGTGGGAAGAACAGACAAGAATTTCTCTTTCAATTTCAAAGTAGAAAATCTTAAGTTGTTACCAGGTAACTATGAAGTTGTTATCAGTAAATCAAATGCATCACTATTCAGAGACGCAAACAAAGATCTTGAGTACCTAATTGCATTGGAGCCTGATTCTAAGTATGAAGGATGATTTTCTCTGGGTCGAAAAGTATCGTCCAACACATATCGAGCATTGCATCTTACCAAAAGATATAAAGGATACATTCCAATCTTTTGTTAAGAAGGGGGAGGTTCCTAACCTACTCCTATGTGGCACTGCAGGTATTGGTAAGACTACGATTGCAAAAGCATTATGTAATGAGATAGGAGTTGATTCTTATATGATCAATGGATCAGATGAGGGTCGTTTTCTGGACACTGTACGTAATAGTGCTAAACAATTTGCATCTACTGTATCGTTGACCTCAGCATCTAAGCATAAGGTCATCATTATAGATGAAGCAGATAACACCACACATGATGTGCAGTTATTATTGCGTGCATCTATCGAAGAGTTCCAAAAAAATTGTAGGTTTATTTTTACCTGTAATTTTAAGAACAAAATTATCGAACCACTTCATTCTAGAACAACTGTTATTGATTGTAATGTCAGAGGAAAGAACAAACAACAACTTGCTGCTCAATTTTTTGAACGGTGTCGTGGAATACTTACCTCAGAAAATGTACAGTTTGATAATGCAGTGGTCGCTGAAGTCGTCCAGAAATATTTCCCAGACTTCAGAAGAACACTCAACGAACTGCAAAGATACTCAGCGTCGGGATCTATCGACACTGGCATTCTGGCGGTACTAAATGAGGTTCGACTTGGCGAACTTGTATCAGCGTTAAAGAAGAAAGAATTTTCCATTGTACGTAAATGGATTGTGAGTAATCTTGACAATGATCCTAATGCAATCTTGAGAACTGTGTATGATAGTTTGTATGATTCTCTCGTACCTACTAGCATCCCTCAAGCGGTTTTGATTATTTCCAAATATCAATACCAATCAGCATTTGTTGCTGACCAAGAAATAAATTTACTAGCAGCTCTTACCGAAATTATGGTGGAGTGTGAATTCAAATGATTATGAGTAAACTAATGAGTAAACGTGACAAGATCAGAGCACAAATGAAATCTAGATTTTATTATTGGTTCTGGGGTGCAACAGCTGTTGCTGTTGTAGGTGGACAACTATATGTTGGTTCATCATATCGTGCTATGGCAAAATCCATGAATAGATGGTTTGATACAGCAGTAGAAGCATTGATTGATCAGTACCCAAGACCAAGAGGTACATACGAACCTTTAGTTCCACCCCCAACAGGTGATTTTCATCGTGATCACATAGATCTCACTGAGTTAGATCCTGATGATTACATTATCTGGTTAGAGGTAGATGAAGAAGTCTGAACTAATACATTGGAGATTACAGGCAATGCTTAGAGAGCATTCATTTAGTGATCTCGCATACCTAGGTGTAAGAAAAGATAGTATCGGTATCCCACAGCACTGGTACAGTATAGATGGTAATGAAGTACCAGTAGATGCAATAGAAGAATTGGAATCAGTAGAAGAATGAACCTTAAAACACCACTAAGATATCCTGGCGGTAAGTCAAGAGCAGTTCCTAAGTTATGTCAGTGGTTACCTGCTGAAATCACGGAGTATCGTGAACCATTCTTAGGTGGTGGTAGTATGGCAATCGAGATGACAAAACGTTATCCTGATATGTCTATCTGGGTTAATGATTTCTATGAACCATTACATAATTTCTGGGTACAACTCAGAGATAATGGAGAGTATCTTCATAATCAACTACAACAATTAAAATCTAGATATCCTGATCAGGGTTCTGCTAAAGGATTATTTCTAGATGGAAAAGATAAAGTTAATGATCTGTCATTAGATAAAAAAGATAGAGCAGTTGCATTTTATGTTGTGAACAAATGTAGTTTCAGTGGTCTTACTGAATCAAGTGCGTTTTCAGCACAGGCAAGTGATTCTAATTTTTCTATGCGTGGCATTAACAACTTACCATCCTACTCAAAACTAATAAAGAACTGGAAGATCACATGTGAAGATTATAAAGTTCTTGTAGATGATTGTCTAGGACGTGGTGAGATTAAATGTGATGATAATACATTCATCTATGTTGATCCTCCATATAATATCAAAGATAACCTATATGGTCATAAAGGACAGTTACATAAAGGTTTCGATCATGCAAGATTTGCTGATATTATGGATGACACAATGGGTAATGTTATGATATCATATAATAACCACCCAGAAATTGTACAAAGATTTTTGGAGTGGAGACAGTATGACTTTGCTCATACTTATACAATGCGATCTACAGGTACATACATGATAGATCAAACAAAACGTCGTGAATTAATTTGTCTTAATTATGGGAAGTTTAGGAGTGAGAGTATTACCTAGTGGGTATGCTCAACTATATCATACACGTAAAGGTGGACTATCTACCTTCGGTGGTAATATAACACAAGCTATTATTAATGGTGGTGAAATCCATTGCCAAACTAAAAATGGAAGAACACAAATCTATAGAATCAACAACAATGAGACAGGTGTTGTAGGACCTATCAGGACATTCTAATGGGATATGAACTTAAAGACTGGCTTAACTCTATCAACTTCACTAAAGAAAATCTCATTGCTGATGACCCTTCAGCGATATCTTCTTATCCTCCTTACATCGTTAATAGATGTTTGTCTGGTGCTGTTGATAGTGTCTTATTTGCGAACGAGATAAACATGAATGCTCATGCCGATAAGGACATGCAGTATGCTTTTCTACTATATACTTTACGGAAACGAAAACGTTTCTCTCCTTGGTTAAAGAAGGAACAAGTCGAAGACTTGGATCTGGTCAAAAAACACTATGGATATAGTAATGAGAAAGCGAAGGTCGCATTAAATCTTCTAACCAAAACCCAACTTGAATATATTCGTAACAAACATGACATGGGAGGAAAAAGATGACTGCGATCACAGATGAGGTGAAGTGGACTGTCGATAGTATGGTGGAAGTTGTTCTTAAAGAACCAGATGACTTCCTAAAGGTTAGAGAAACTCTTACGAGAATTGGTGTAGCTTCACGTAAGGAAAAGAAATTATATCAATCTTGCCACATTTTACATAAGCAAGGTAGATACTACATCGTACATTTTAAGGAACTGTTTGCTCTTGACGGAAAGAAAGCAAATCTAAGTACTAATGATGTGCAAAGAAGAAATCGTATCGTACAATTACTAAGTGATTGGGGTTTGATATCTATCTCTGCTAAAGAAACTATTGCAGATGTAGCACCTCTGAGTCAAATAAAAGTTCTCTCTTATAAAGAGAAAGGAGACTGGACATTAGAGAGTAAATATAACATCGGTAAAAAGAAAGAGGATTAACCGTACTTATAGTTACGGTATATACCATAACGTATTTTTATAGTTCGTGCTTAAATAAGTATGTACGCTTCGGGTACACAAATTAAACACTCGCTTATTTAAGGAGAACTAAAATGACTAATTTAGCAAGATACCATGCTGCAAATCTTCCAGAACTAATGGAGAAGATTGCAAGAAATAGCATTGGCATGGATGATTACCTCAATCGATTCTGGGATGGAGTAGATACGACTTCCAATTACCCACCCTATAATATAATCGAAATTAACAATGTTGAATCGAGGTTGGAGGTTGCCTTGGCGGGCTTCAAAAAAGATGAGCTCAAAGTCTTTACGGAGTTTGGAAAACTACATGTCGAAGGCAGCAAAGAAAAACAGGAGGATGATGGAACGTTTAGACATAGAGGAGTGGCCGCTCGCTCCTTCTCTAGGGTCTGGTCACTCTCAGATGATACCGAAATACGAGGAGTCGAATTCACAGACGGATTGCTCGTGGTTAAACTGGGAAAGATAGTTCCAGAACATCACGCTAGAAAGGATTTTATCTAGTGCTACATAGGGGGGATTGACAAATGTTGATCCCTCCTTTATAATGTTTATATTACAGCTATAGCTATGGCAAAGAAGAAAGAACCAGTAAACGTAACTCCTCCAGAACCTGCTCAAGGTCTAGTTAAATCAGAAAGAATTAAAATTGTTGTTTTGTTCAATGGTGACAATGTTATTGCAGATCTACAAGAAGCAGTTGACAAAGAATCAGGACAGAGACAGGCATATATTATGAACTTTCCATACAAGGTAGAGTACTCTCAACCTAAACTTGATGGAACAGGTATAGTAGAAGATCCAGAAGTGAGAGTTAATTATTCTCCATGGTGTCCTCTAACACCAGAAACTAAAATTCCTATCAATCATAATATGGTTGTTACTATATTAGAACCAGTACCTAGTCTTCGTGATACATACATTACTAATGTACAGAAGTTAGGTGGTAACGTAGAATGAGCGTAAAACTTTTATTATTAAAATCTGGTGAAGAAGTAATTACAGAGGTAAAAGAAATCTTAGATCCTGATAGTAAGGATCCAATAGGTTTCCATATGCACAAACCATTTAGATTAGATATCGTATCTAATGATGATGATGGTATTGTAATTAATCAAACAAAAGGTTATCAAGTATCTTGGTTTCCTTGGGCACCTTTAAGTAAAGAGAGAGATTTCTTTTTGCCAGGTCATCATGTTCTAACTGCATACGATCCTTTGGATTCTATTGTTGACCAGTATTTACTGGCAATCAAAGATGAAAATTATGATGAGAACTTCAAACGACATGAAGGAATGGTAGCAGGTGAGACTGAGGATGAATTAGATATGGAACAACTCTTTGCTGATGCTGAAAAATTATTGGAGGAGGATGATGCAGACAGCACTAATAATTCTTAAGAGTGGTACACATATAATTACCAAAGCAGAACAACTAGAAGAAGAACCTAGTTGTCATATGCAAGATCCATACATGATTAAGGATGATGGAACGTTGGAACCTTGGCCACGTTACACAAATGATACGGACATCTTGCTTTATTCAGAAACTATTGCTACAATAGTCGAACCTGATGATTCAATCAGGAAAAAGTATGAGATAGTGACTAAATGAGTTTTTACACCAACGTTCAAATGGTTGGGGATAACTTACTTTACCTTGGGTACGAGAATGGACAACGTATTCAACGTAAGTTTAAGTTTTCTCCAACTCTTTTTGTCGTTACTGATAGGAAAACTAAACACAAAACTCTTGATGGTAGGTATGCAAAACCTGTCAAGTTTGATTCTATTAAAGAAGCAAGAGCTTTTGCTGAGAAGTATAAACACATAGAAAATTTCGAGGTTCATGGTTATGACAGGTATCTCTATCAATTCATCTCGAAAGAGTTTCCGAAAGAAGTGGATTACGAGATTAAAAGTCTTAAAATTACATCTCTTGATATTGAGGTGGCATGTGAAAATGGGTTTCCTAACGTGCAGGAATGCTCGGAACCTCTTCTTAGCATTACAGTACAAGACTATATCAACCGTAAGATCAAAGTATGGGGTACCAAACCGTATACAAACAATCGAGATGACGTTGAGTATGTATTGTGTAACGGTGAAGAACATTTGCTCCGTTGTTTCCTTGACTATTGGATTACTAATTTCCCAGATATTCTCACGGGGTGGAATGTAGAACTCTATGACGTACCATATATCTGTGGACGTATGGAAAGATTATTTGGTGAGAAAGAAATGAAGCAGATGTCTCCATGGGGCATCGTGCATCGAGAAGAGATGGAGATAAAAGGTCGTGATCAAATATTGT